AGCAAGAATTCAAGCAGAGATAGAAGCCCAAGAAGAAGCAGATCGTATTGCAGCAGAAGTTAAAGCAGCAGAAGAAAAAGCAGAGGCAGATAGAATAGCCGAGGAAGAAAGATTGAAGGCTGAAGAAGAAGCACGTATTGCTGAGGAAGAAAGGCTAGAGGCAGAAGCAGAGGCAAAAGCTAAAGCCGAAGAAGATGCCAGACTAGAAGCAGAAAGAATTGCTGCAGAACAAGAGGCCAAAGAAAAAGCTGAGGAAGATAGAATTGCTGAAGAAAAAAGATTGAAGGCAGAGGCTGATGCTAAAGCAAAAGAGGAAGCAGATAGAATTGCTGCTGAAAAAGCAAAAAATGAAACAACTAAAGAAGAAGTAAAAGAAGCAATAGCAGCGGTAATTACTGGTAGTACTATTACTCAGGCACAAGCAACAGAAGTTGTAAATACATTAATGGCTGATGGAAATGTTAGCAAGGCAGAAGTTGCTAATCTTGTAGAAGTATTGACTGCAGATGGCGGTAAATTAAATGAATCAGAAAAATCTTTAGTAGCAGATGCATTAGTTGCTTCAGCAGATGGAGAAGCTTTAAGTTCTGAGCAAATTAAAGACTCTGGGATTGAGTATAAAGATCTCCCAGCAGAGACACCTGTAGATGTTAGAACAGATGAACAAGGAAATGCAGTTGTTATTACTGCAGAAGTAGCAGCACAAGTTGAGTTACTGCAAGATCCAGGAGCATTATTGGCAAAAGCATTTTCAGATCCAGGAGCAGCATTAGCAGCACTTGGAAGCATCGGTGCTGATATGTCAACAGAAGAAAGAGAAGAAGCAACCGAAATGGTTGTTGCAACAGTTGTGGCAGCAGGAGCAGCAATGAATGCTGCAGCAGCTGCAGCAGGATCCACTGGAGGATCATCATCAGGAAGTAGTTCTGGTGGAGGATCAGGTGGAGGAGGAGCCTCTGGCAATTCCAAGGGAGTAAGGAGAAGACCATGATGAGAGTAATAAAAGATATGATAGATCAACTTTGGACACTTCTGGGTATGTTTATTGCCTGGGTTGTCCTTGATGGTTCCGCAAAGACGATAGTAGGTTATGCAATTATAGGTACATTAATTGCATGGGCAATCACCTATCCGATTAGAAATAGAGATGATGAATAATGGCAACTAAAAAAATAGTAGTAGAACCCCCTAAAAAAGAACACCCACAAAAAGCAATAACAAATATTCTTATGAGAATTTTAGCGGTATTTGCAGCATCAGGATTATCAGTTCTGGGAGCAGGAGCAGTAGTAGGAATTGATACTATGCAGGCAGTATTCTTAGCAGGACTATTAGGCGTAGCCACAGTTATTGAAAGACTGGCAAGAGCTTTTTTGGACGATGGAAAGCTTACATTAGCAGAGATTAATGAAGCTTTTAAAACAGTAGATAAGAAGGCTAATTAGTCATTCTTAGGCTTGCTTGACAGCCCTTTTTGGTGATGGTATACTTAAGTATAACCTATCTGGAGAGGGCTTTAAGCATGACTTGTATTGCTGTAGTAAGACATGAAGAGAAGATTTATTTAGCTGGTGATCGTGGTGCTTCAGATGATGGAACTATTCTATCACTTACTGCCCCAAAAGTTTGGAAGCTTGGTCCATATTTAATTGGTTATGCTGGTTCTATGGATGGCGAAAGACTTCGTTACAATTTTAATCCAGACATTCCAGATATTCGTGACACAGATAAGTTTATGCAGACTAAGTTTATTAAACAACTAAAAAAGTTTTATACAGACTGGTGGGTTGATACAGGTAAAGATTCAGACTTTGGCTTAATTATTGCGATTAAAGGACAAATTTATGAGCACAGCTCCGCAGATATGTCTTTATCAAAATATGATTTAGATTATTTAGCAATGGGTTCTGGTGCTGAGTATGCGTATGGCGCACTTCACGCAACTGAAAAGTCCAGAGATCCACGCAGACGTTTACAATTAGCAGTTGGAGCAGCAATTAAATTTTCACCATCTTGTGCTGGTCCAGTTGACATTGTCAGTGTTTAGGGTTATACTTAAAGTATGACTATTGAATACGATCACGATGAGTTTCATATCTGGTTAACTAATGGAATTGAGCGGGGATGGATAACAGAACCGTTCTGTAATACTCATGATGGCGATCCATACATGAGTGAAGAAGAAATAGAAGAGTGGGACCAAGGTGGCGACCCATGTCAAGTAGTAATTAGGATAAAGGATTAATATGAAAAAAGTATTAGCAGCATTTGTATTATTGTTTTCAATCGTAACACCAATTCAATCACAAGCAACAGAAACCAAGTCTTTAGTTATTATTGACTCATATTTTGATTCAAGAGTAACAGGGCCAACGGTATCATGTATTGTTGCTTCAACAAATACATCGTGTTCTGATGTAGTAAAGAAATTCCCTAAATCATTATCAGATAACCTTAATCATGGTACTGCAATGGTTCAGGCTGCACAAAAGCAAAATATTAATCTAAGTATTATTGCTTTAAGATCTTCGCCAAGTCCTCAATCAGATGTAACTCCAGCAACCTTTATTAATGCTTTACGTTGGGTAGATGCCAACTCTTCTAAAGTTGCTGCTGTATCATTTTCAAGATTCTTTAATCATCCGTCAAAACCTTGTATGCCATCAGCATCTTTTCCATACACAATTGATGCAGCAGACAAAGAGATTAGAAATTTAATCTCCCTACTTAAGTCTAAAGGTATTCCAGTTTTTGTTTCAACTGGTAATGCTCCCAAGAAAAAGGTAGACTATCCAGCATGCATTACTGATACAAATTCAGTTACAAGCCCAGGAAATGTGTTTGATTTAAATACTGATTTTTCTGTAGATCTTCAAAGAACTAATGGATCTAACTTTATTTCTAATATTTTTGGTCTTATTCCTTTAACTACTTCTTCTGCTACAGCATCAGTTGCAGCACGTTGGGTAAGCCTTGGCAATCTTCCTACAGGAATGATTGAGATCTACTCATAAGGGATTTGCCCCATAGCTCAGTTGGTAGAGCACCGCACTGTTAATGCGGGTGTCCCTGGATCGAGGCCAGGTGGGGCAGCAAATTAAATAAAGTGATATGATTAAAATACCCTATACGGGACCTTAGTGATGGATTAGTTACCCATTAGATAGAGACCGTGGCGCAAGTCAGGTGAATTGCCTGTATAGGGCTTTAATATTTAGCGGTATAATAATTTTAATGACTGACAAAGAGTTGGTAGTTTATAACAAACAACAGTTTAAGAAAAAACTGATAGAGATTAAACAGTTGTCTGGGTGTGTAGACTGTGGAATAACAAATCATATAGTCTTAGATTTTGATCACCTTAGAGATAAAAAATATAATATTTCAAGAATGATTCATGATGGATTTTCTTGGGCAGCAATCAAAAAAGAGATAGCAAAATGTGAAGTAGTCTGTGCTAATTGTCATAGGATGAGAACTCATATAAGGTTGACAGAGCAGATCTAGTTCTGATATAATGGAGTAAGTCTTAAAGACCATACAAAAGGAGATTTATCATGGCAGCAAAGGGATCAGTAGAGGCAATCATTGCGATTGCTAAAGCAGAAGTTGGAACTATTGAAGGACCAAAAGATAACGAAACAAAATATGGCAAATGGACAGGTATGAATTTTCAACCTTGGTGCCAGTCATTTGTTTCTTGGTCAGCATTTACAGCAGGATTAGACCCAAAGAAGTATCCAAAGTCTGCATCAACAGTTGCAGCGTCAGACTGGTTTAAGAAAAATAATCGTTGGGCAGATGCTCGTAATGATGACCCAACTCCAGGAGATTGGATTTACTTTGACTTTCCAGATGATGGCGTAAACCGTATCTCACATGTTGGTATTTGTATTAAAAATAATGGGGATGGAACAATTCAAGTTATTGAAGGAAATACTTCAGGAACTGCAAAGGGAGATCAGCGCAACGGCGGTATGTGTGTAGAAAAAACTCGTGGTTATGTAAAAAATAACAAAAAGAAGTTAGTTAATGCTGTAGTTGGTTGGGGCCGACCAGTCTATACTGGTGAAGAGAATGTTCCCCTTTTATCTAAGGTAACTTCTAACGATGTAACAGCAGCAGCTCCAGTAGCAGCAAAGGCCGTTAAGAAGGCTCCAGTAGCCTTTAAACCCTTAAAAGTTGGGGCTAAGGGTGAAAGTGTTAAGGTTATTCAAACAGCCCTTGGTATCAACGCTGATGGTGAATTTGGCGAAGCAACTAAAAAGGCTCTAATCGCATGGCAAAAAAAGAATCCACAATTAGGCGCAGCTGACGGTATAGTTGGTCCTAAAACTTTCAAAGCACTTAAGGGGTAGTCATGGAATCAACAAAGAGAACACTACTTAAAACAGCGAGTTGGGAAACTTTTCACCTTGTAGGTGTTGCTGGTGTTATTTATATTTTTACTGGTGAATGGGAATACGCAAGTCTTGGAGCATTAATCTATATTGGTTGGGAAGCTTTGGGATATTTCTTACATGAAAGAGTTTGGGCTAAGTTTGGCAAAAAGATACAATAATGCCAGCTTATGAATATCGATGTACTGGATCTTGCGAAGGTACAATTTTAAAAGTTCGTTCAATCAAAGAAGACGATCCAGGGTATGATTGTGAAACTTGCAATCTACCACTAGAACGTGTATACTCTAATGTAGGAGCAGTTTTCAACGGTAGTGGATTTTATTCCACTGATAACAGAAAGAAGTAGTATACTATGAATACGATGTTAGAAGCCTTAGAAGAAAAAAGAGAGTGGCTATTGTCACCATTAGACCGCTGTGATTCATGTGGGGCAGAAGCACTAGCTAAAATTTCAGGATTAAATGGAGAACTATTGTTTTGTGGACACCATTATAATAAAATAATGAATGACCGAGAAGGCTATAAAAAGATGATGAGTTTTGCTATTACTATTATAGATGAACGAGAAAAGCTTATTGAAGATAAGGCGAAAGGTAAAGACTACTAATGTATGAATATTATGTAAGAAAAGTTGAAGGCGTAGTTGATGGAGATACCATTGATGTCTTAATTGATTTAGGGTTTGATATCCTTTTTGCATCTCGTGTTAGACTGGCTGGTATTGATACCCCTGAGTCACGCACTAAAGATCTCAAAGAAAAGGCTCTTGGTTTAGAGGCTAAAGAGTACCTCAAGAAGTCTCTAAAGGATGCTAAGTCTGTTGTTATCAAGACTGAAAAGATGGATTCATCTGAAAAGTATGGTCGCATATTAGGCTGGGTGTATGTAGATGGCAACACAGTATCTCTCAATGACATGATGATTAATGATGGCTACGCATGGGGATACTTAGGAGATACTAAAGTTAAAGACTTTGAGGCACTTGCTAAAGCAAGAAAAAAGTCTGGTAAATAATTGAATATCGTACTATATTTTACTGCTGAATGGTGCGGTCCTTGTAAAAAAACAAGACCATTTGTAGAAGAATTAAATAAAGATCAATCTGAAACAAGGTTCTATATTATTGATGTAGACAGTGAGATGGAAATGGCAGAAGACTTTGGAATTAAGTCTGTCCCTACCTTTGTTGTCATGAAAGATAATGCAGAGGTTTATAGAACTACTGGGGCTAAGACAAGACAAGAATTAGAGGAACTGATTAACTATGGAGAGTAACTTAGATCACACTTCAACAATTTTTGTTCCAATCGCAGCCTGCAATGAGTATTTAATTGAGCTAACAATTAAAAGTGCTTTAGCTATGTCTTTTAATCCAGAAAGAATATTCTTTGGAGTATTTAATAATATATTAAAAAAAGAAAAATCCTTGTGGGATAATCCATTTTTTACAAATAATCCTCAAATTTTCTATACTGAGATACTTACCCCTGCGCCAATGGGAACAGGCTTTGGAAGAATGAACGCATCTCTTTTAGCAAATCAAGATTATGACTATGTTTTACAGATAGATTCTCATACAGTTTTTACAAAAGGCTGGGACATAAAATTAATAGAAAATTTTGATAAAGTTAAAGAAATTGCACAAACAGATAAAATAATTTTAAGTGCTGTTCCAAGAGGAAATATGTATTACCATGCTGAAAATAGAGATGTTTTGCTTTCTAGCGAAAAGATATTTGAAAATTGGGGTAATTCTGAGATAGATCCTTATACAAATAACTATCATGAGATGGTTGATTATAAACTTTCAAAACCAGAGCTAAGATATGATGGCATTCAAGGCAACCATTTTGATGAAGTAAATGTTGGTGTACCTATCACTTATGGAGCGCCTATTTTTGGTAAAGAAGAATATCCAGAAATAAATTGTATTCATGCTTCAATAGTTTTTTTTCAATATAAGGTTATTAGAGAAGTAATTCATGATCCAGAAGACACTTTTAATGGTGACCAGATTAATCAAAGCTTAAGACTTTTGTCAAGGGGCTACAGAATTTTTTCAATGAAAGATCCATTGTTGTTGTCTTTAGATAAAACTTTGCCTCATTTAGAATTAAACGATAACGCACCAATTCTTTTTGATCCAGAATGGAATTGGAGAGTGCCTGATCGTTATAAATATTCTGGATGGAAATATTTAGAGTACAGTTGTGAAAAATCAAAAATAAATTATAAAAAAATTTTTAGCGGAAAATATGTTGGATACTGGGGAGCACCAGATGAACAATCTTTATGTGAAGCAAAAAAATTCATGGGATTTAAGGAGATAGAGGATAATGAGTAATAGTGAAGATCAGATTATTGATGAGTTAATTTTAAGTGGAGCACTTGAAATTGCTGGAATTGACATGGAAACTGGAGAGCCATTGTATAATTTTACTGAAAAATTAGCTGATGTTAATCCAGAATTGCATAATGAAATGTCTACCTATCTTTCAAAAGAAGCAATGGCTTTATGGCAATACGGCTTTATTTCTATGGATGTAACAGAAAAAAATCCAATTATAAAGTTGCTACCAAAAGCTTTTGATAAATCTGAAATAAAAAAATTAGATAAAAATCACCAATATACACTGAAAGAAATTATAAGACTCTTAATGGTATAATTAAGTAGAGGTGTATATGGAATACTTAATTGGGTCTTTGTCTACTTTTATAGTTTTGTATTTTTCTGCCAAAATATTTTTTAATGAAGAAAATAAAGCAAAAAAATCTAATGTTTTTAAATATAGTCAAAGCCATATTCACGAAATAGTAAAACCTTTAATGCCATTAATTAGTTTTGAACGTCTTGCCCCAGAAAGACAATCTTCTAACCATGAAGCAAAGACTAGCGTTAAGGTAATTATACTTGAAGGCAAAGCTTACTGGGTAAAGGATAATGCGTTCTATGTTGCAGATATTAGCGAGCACGGTATAGATAAAGACAGCACAGAAGTACTTGACATCATTAACATGGATAAGGTACAATTAGATAAGATAATGTTTATTGTTGATAGACTAAGAGATGGGAAATAATGTGATAGTTGGAGTTCAAGGTACTAGTGCCTTTGATGACTACAATGTATTTTTAAGGGCAATGGCAGTAGCCATGTCTAGTTTGCCACATGAAGATCCTTACTTTTATATTTATTCCGCAGGGCCATCAAGAATTAATGCAATGGTTTCTGAGTTTTCAAATTTATCTGAAAGAGGGTTAAAGGCAAGAGGAAAGAAGATTAAGTTTTATAATGTTCCACCTTGGTGGTTTGAAGAAAATTTTGATTCAGTTAATCACTTTGCTTTTTTAAGTAATCCAAAAGAGCCAGTATCAAAGCTGGTTGAATTAGCCCAACTCAAAAATATTGATGTTGGTATGTATCGTCACTAAAGGAGTAAAATGAATATCAAATCATTAGAAAAAATGGAAGCAATTGTTTCGTCAAATAAATCTTTGTATTGGGATGGTTGGACAGTTATAAATCGTTGGCCTGCCGAAAGCGCAAGAACATCTAAAGATGGAGTTTTTATCAAGGGCAAATGGTATCTACAAAAGATTTTTCCAGTAAGTAAAACTGGTTGGGATATACCTGATAAGTTTGTTAGAAATAATGACTAAGCATAAATGGAAGGATCAAGCGTCTTGCTTTGAATACGATACAAATTTATTTTTTGATAAGTATGAAGAAGAAATTGATTTACGTTTAGCTATTGATAAACTTTGCTCAAACTGTCCAGTAAGCAAGCAATGCTTTGCTGTAGGTGTTTCTCAGAAAGAGTGGGGAGTATGGGGTGGAGTCTATATTGAAAATGGTAACATATCAAAAGAATTTAATAGCCATAAAAGCAAAAAAGACTGGTCAGATATTTGGCAGTCATTTACGATAGGATAAAGATGTATACAGATGATATGAAAAGAGCCTTTAGATCTATTCAAGCTCCTAAAAACTTTAAGGTAACTTTAATAGACCATGATAATTTTATAACTGTTAAGGCCAGTGAAAAAGATTTCTTTTCTTTAACTGGTGAGGATAAAAGAATGGCTGTTGAGTATATGGTTAGAGTAAAGAAAGCTTTGGAGATGAATGGGGCAATTGTATTATTGGTCCGTGAAGGTGGCAAGGAATTATAATGATTGATTTTATAATATACATCTTAATACTATTTATCATGGTGTATCTAATAGCAAAAAATATTACGTTAAAAGCAAAAAATATGTCATTAACTTATGATACACTCCAAGCTTATGTTGATAGAAATATCGTTGCTGAAAAATTAAATATCGCATTAATGCAAAAAGACAGCGCAGAGTTAGAAAAAACCGATGACTTTTTAGTGTTTATTTCTCAATCTCGTGACTGGGCTTTTGCTTATATTGAAACAACACAAGAACAGATTAATAATTTTATTAATGATGTTGGTCCAACTATTGATTATTTAGAAAAATATTCTCCACCTATTTTACTTGATGAGCAAAGGCTGGGGATAATCGAGGGCTATAGAAAAATTAAGTCTATATTGCCAGAGGATTATGGTAAACTAGATACATGACAACTTTCAAGACCTACGACGATTTGGCATATGATGCTTTTTATTCATGCCATGTTGTGGGTTGCGATATTGAAGCAGAAAAATTATATAGTACAGAAACTCAAATCAGAGATGTCTGTTTAAACCATCATAAAGAATTAACAGAGAGGGATTAGAAATGAAAGATATTGTCTTATCAATATTAACAGGTTTTGGATGTGGCGTAGTATTTGCTGCATTCAAATTGCCAGTACCAGCACCACCAGTTTTTGCGGGAGTCGCAGGAATTATTGGTTTATGGATTGGCTTTACAGTACTAACTAAATTCATATCCTAGGAGGAATAAAATGAATGAACAAATTAAAGCACTACTAGCATCATACGGAAGATCTGTACTTGGTGCAGGACTTGCACTATACATGTCTGGGGTCACAGATCCTAAGACTCTTGCTTACTCACTACTGGCAGCAATCGCACCCGTAGCATTGAGAGCAATTAACCCTAACGATAAGGCCTTTGGGCGCCTTCCAGCAGCCACAGAAGTAGAGTCTGTACTAAAGACTGCCAAGGTCGTTAAGAAGGCCGCAGCGAAGAAGCCAGCAGCTAAGAAGAAGACACAGTCAAACGGCGCTGTTCTTTAATTAATTAGACTAGCAGGCCAGGGTAGTTGACTGGCCTGTTTTTCTATGCTATAATATTATGGTACTGCCTACGGGGGTACATTAATTTATTCGCTTGAAAGGGGAATAACATGGTAACACAGTTCGCTATGGATCTATTCAATGATCCTTTTTTTATTGGCTTTAACAGAGAGTTAAGCCGTCTTAATACCGCACATAAAACAAATTCACAATCATATCCACCTTACGATCTTCTTAAACTAGATGAAGATACATATAGGATTTCATTAGCTATCGCTGGATTTTCCAGGGAAGACATTGATGTCTCAGTAGATAATGGAACTCTTATTATTAAGGGTGAGATTGTAGAAGTAACAGATGCTGAAGTAGTTCACAAGGGTATCGCTGGTCGTAAATTTGTACGATCATTTGCTCTTGGAGAATATATGGAAGTAACTGGGGCTGAAATGAAGGATGGTATGCTACATATTAATGTAGATCGTATTGTTCCTGAAGATAAAAAGCCTAAGACCATCACTATCAACTAACATTCTTGTGTGTCGGTGGACATTTGGGAAAGTGTAGGAAGCACACAAGATACACCTGAGCATGTGTTTAAAAGGCTCATTGTTCACCCAAAGTTATGATTGCGTTAACCAATTTTATTAAGAATGTAGACTTGAACACGATACAATATAATTATGAAATCTAAATTCATTGTTTTACCCATAGCGTTGGCGATAATATCCAATGCTTTTTTTATTACTAATTCACATGCTGATAACCTACAAGGTGCTGGATCCACATTTGCTGCTAATTTTATAGACAGATGCAGGGTTGAATTTATGAAATCAACAGGAGATTCTGTTGTGTACGGAGCATCTGGCTCAGGTGCTGGAAAGAATATGTTTTCAAATGGAGTAACGGACTTTGCTATGTCAGATGTCCCTTATTCTGGATCAGAATTAAAACCATCAAAAGAATTTACATATGTTCCATTAGTAGCAGGACCAATTGGAATTATATATAAACTTGATGGATACAAGATTACTCTTAAGATGAGCAGAGACACTCTGGCCAAAGTTTTTGCGGGACAAATAACAATGTGGAATGATCCACAAATACTAAAAGAAAATATGATAGGTGCAAGAGTACCTAGGATTCCAGCAACAAAGATCAGAGTAGTATACCGTATTGATGGCTCAGGAACTTCAGAAGTCTTTACTTCATACCTAAATGCAATAGCCCCAACTATCTGGAACAAGCCAGGTAATAAGAGTTTTAATAATGCATTCCCTGGAGATATAGCAAAAGTATATATGACTAGCGCTTCTGGATCACACGGAATTGCTATGGTACAAGGAACTACAAATGGGTCTATTGGATATAATGAAATATCGTACGCAAGAGGACTTAAGACAGTATCTGTTGAGAATGAGGCTGGAAGGTTTATGCAGCCAACTATTTCAGCAGCATCAATGTTCCTTGGAGATTTTGTACCAGATAAAAGTGGGGTAGTTAAAATAAACTATAAAAACCCTAACAAACTATCTTATAATATATCTACTTTTACCTATGGTATAGCCTATAAAGAAAAGAACTCAAAAAACGATTCAGTTAAAAATTTCTTCAACTTTATGCTTGATACCTGTGGCAAGAAGGCAGAAGATTTAGGCTATTCTCCAATTAAAGGGGCTATGCTCAAGTTTTCAAAAGCAAGAGTAGCAGAAATAAGTTCAAAACCGTAGTATAATAGTTAACATTCCGCTAATAAGACCTTAAGAAAGTTTTGGCAACGGATGCTCCCCTTGACGGGAGAGTTAGCAGGAGTTGAATCTTCGTGGCTAATAGACCTGAGCAGTCGTCTATAAACTGCTTTCTTATTATGCTATAATAATTGTATGATAATTGAAGGTAGCTTTGTTATGGGTATGACCTCAGAAGGAATAGTTCATGGCATGGTCGAGCATATTATGACTGAGGGTGGGGTTTATGGAACACCTGGAACAGAGTATGCAATTGAATCAATGCCACCAGAAAACCCTGCGATGGCTGTTAGAATTTATGAAGAAGAAAACGGTATATGGGAGCCAACAGCATACAGCATTGGCATGATGTATAAAGATGCAATGTTGGTAAATATTGAAGATCATTCTATGAAGTCTGAAACACCAATGGATGTAGCATATAATGCTATCGTAACAGATCCAATGCCAGCCAATCCATCACCACATCTTAATCCTTCAGTAGGAATGAAAAAGCCACAGTCCATGACAGTTAATCAAGGCAGAGCTACTGGATCAGGAATTAATAATAAGCCTGGAGTTGATATTTGGAGTGGATCAGCATTTGGAAAAGCAGAAGCACCACTACCAGAAAATCCAATAATGCCTACCAATACTTATCAAGGTTGCGAATGTGATATGTGTGAAGCAGATAAAATTGTTTGCGCCTCTTGTCCATTGTGTAGTGGTTTAGATGCAGAAACACAAATGGCTATGTTTGATTCTCAATTAGGCAAAGCAGATTGCTGCCCAGAAGATATATCTAAACAAGCACCATGCTGGGATGGCTATGTTCAAAGAGGTATGAAGCCAGGAGAGAATGGTAAACCAGTTCCAAACTGTGTTCCTGCTGCAAAAGCAGATGATCTTTTTGAAGATGACGATACAGTTGAATATGATACAGACTCAGTTTCAAAAGCTGATGGATACTCGCCACCTGCAGGAGCAAGATCTGCTGCTCGTCGAGCAATTAAGTTTAAAGAAGATGGTAAGGCAACAGGTGCAGGAACTGCAGTTGGTTGGACTAGAGCAGGGCAGTTAGCAAGAGGAGAATCAATATCCCTTAGCACTGTTAAGAGAATGTACTCATACTTCTCACGTCATGAAGTAGATAAGAAGGGTAAGGACTGGGGAAACACAGCAAATCCTTCTAATGGCTACATCATGTGGTTAGCATGGGGTGGAGATGCGGGATTCTCATGGTCAAGAGGAATTGTTAATCGTGAAAAAGAAAAATCATTATTTGCTAATTTTGGCAAAGACTACACAAAACAAACAAGAGCAGATAGGTTATTTAGATAATGCCAAAAAAGAAATCAGGATCATTCAATTCAACTCAGATCAAAGACGGATGGATTGTTAGACTATACAAAGATGGAAGAATTAAAGCTAAGATTGCTCCATACGAACCAAAACATCCACAAAAAAATAAAGACTAAGAATCTAAATCTTTTTTCTCAGTCTTATATTTTTTTAATCCAAACACATTTTTAAACCATTGTTCTACTTTTTGCTCTGCTTTTCCACCAGGGGTTTCGTTCTTGTAGTACTCACTCTGGAAATAAGGTGAAGCAAAGGTTTTAGCAAAATGGTTTCTTCCCATAGAACTATTATACCACTATAATGCCATGTTCTATTAACTTGTCATACATGTTTTCCATTATAAAACCAAGGCTCATTTGACTTAGTTCTATGTTTTTATTAGCTTCTTCTTCAGACATTCCAGACTGAATACATAGCTCTTTATTATCAGCATTGATTGATTCCATCATAATCTTTAATACATTATTTTTATCCATAGTTCTATTATATACCTTTCATTGTTAAAAGTCAAGCCACTTGGCTTAGCTTAGAGCGAGTGACCAGAATCGAACTGGCACTACCAACTTGGAAGGATGGTGCACTACCATTATGCAACACTCGCTTAGTACACCAGATAGGACTTGAACCTATGATAGCCGAATTATGAGTTCGGTGCCTTAACCAACTTGGCTACTGGTGCTTATGTCCCCTTGGCAGGAATCGAACCTGCGACACATGGCTTAGAAGTCCATTGTTCTATCCACTGAACTACAAAGGGTAACCTATTTAATTATTTTGTTGCAATAATTCCTAACAAGAATCCAACTATAGCAGAAAAGAATCCAATTGACCAGTAGTATGTTGTCATAAGCTTGTCTTGAATTATTTCGTACTGAATATCTTTTGGAACTTCAATAAAGTTGTCATCTCCAAGATCAAGTAAATACTTATTCATTTATGCTCCTTGTTATGTCTATAGAGTGTGTCATGTGCAAATATTCCTTTCCTAACTTCTAATTCCTTTTTACATATTGGACAAATAACAACTCTACTCACCCTGATCAACTCCATAAGTCATCTGAACATAACATACAATCCATCCAGCAATAAACATTACAATAGGTAGTATTACTTTCATTAGTATCCTCCTAAACATAAATTACGAGTGTGGTATAAACGAGATTCGCTAATAGTTTTCTTGCTTGGTGCAAACAGTTTTTCATTACATGAGCTGCAAAGGTAAGACCATTCACGAGCAAAGAAATCATACTTAGATCCCTTATAGTTTGCGTATTTTTTACTCACAAACTCTAAGAAATCATCTGGCATATCGTATCTCATATCTTAAGTATACTCTCTCTAAAATTAAAAGTCAAGTTTTGCGGGAAGAAGGTATCTAACCTCATCAATAATGTCATGTTTTAAAGCAGTATTAATCATCTCAGTAGCATATCCTTCGCTAGGCTCAGAAGAAAAATATACTACATAGTATACTGACGCATCTACAGTTTGTATTAAAGCGCCATTAGCAATAGCTTTTTTAACATTGTCAGTTCTCTTAGCCCCTGGCCTTTTGCCATCACCATCAAGGCCACCCTTTGCCTCTACATACTCAACAAGATCATACTTGCTATCGTAGGCAACAAAGTCTACTTCACAACCAGCGCCGTCAATATAAACATTTGGCTGGATATAATCAAAACCCCTACTAACCAAATCTTGATATACAAGTTCTTCAAAAGCATCTCCTGTCTTTTTAGATTCTGATTGAAAGTTCATCAAACTTCTTTCTTAGTAACTGGCTCTAGCCTATCCCAATAACCATCTTTGTTACCAGTATACACCTGTCCTGTTTCACGGTCAACTAACATCCATTTTGTAGGTGAAAGAGTATGTACTTGTAGGGTTACGGCGTCATCTAATTCTTCAAATTCAAAACTGTTTCGCATTTATTTAAATATATTCCAAACTGTATCAGTATCTTTTATGTCTGCTGGATCTAATGTTTTAATACCTGATTTTTCATAAGCAGCACGAGCATTAGCATTATTTTCTATAGCAAGGCTAACGTAGGAAGCAAAATCTTCTCCTATTCGTTCTTTAAATTTATGAGAATCTCTATAATCTCCTGGATTCATAATTAGCCTACTATACTTAACTCCAGCAGCATGTAATGCGTACACTGTTTCAGCACGTTTAGATTTATTTCTACCAGTTACAACTATAATCATTCCTGGCAAAGAGTTTACATAATCAATAACACGCTGAACAGGCTCGTCACCATTTTCTAGCAGGGTATCATCAATGTCTACAATAATACTCAACTTTTTCTCCAATGCATAAATGATTTAACATACACAATACCATAAGCAACCGCAGCGAATATGAAACCATACTGCTCTGTAGCAAGGGCATAGGCAATCCAAAGACATTCGTTGACACAAAGTACCAACCATCCCCAAATAGTCTTTCTACCGACCAGGAATATGCCTGTAACACCTATTATTGCTAAAATCCATGACCACATTTAAGCACCTATTGAAGGCATAGATTGATCACAGGGGCAGATTATTGATTCAGGCAAGTCATGGACTTCTGTTTCAATTGTGATAATAGTTTTACAGTCTTCACACTTATAAATACTTTTCATTTTAACGCCTCCGAAATAATTTTAACTCTTAGCCTGTCAAGGTAAAGTTCATGCTTACTTTTATGAGGCTTATCCTTAATGCGTTTTTTATTTTTTAAAGATCTCTTAGCTTTATGCTGAGATACTTTATTATTTGATTTCTTCATGTATTAAGCATAGCATATCTTAATAGTTTATGCAAATATTGCTGTAATAAAAGAAACAATAACAAAACAGGCAAAGATAATAAGTAAAATCTTTGCTTCTTTTTCAGTCTTTTTTGTGTCCATAGTTAATTATACACCTTACTCTTTATCCCAATAGGGTATACCATTTTCATCGTAATCATCCCAAGCAGATCCTTCCAAATCTTTTTTCATTGCTTTTATGTCAAGTTCGTAATATGTTCCCCACCATTTATATGGTTTACGAAGTATTGTCCACATAATTACATGGTATTTATAAGCAAACCCATGATAGTCATGATCATCATAATGTAAAGCCTTCATTAAATGAGGGCTAGAAATCTTTTCAAATAAATTGCCTATCCATCGTAATGGAACAATCTTAGTCTTCTGATGTTTGATTGTATGACTTAACATCTTTTTCCCATACCAATCTGCCATCTTTATATACAGGCCAATAGCCCAGAGCTTTCCAGTCCATGCGGAATATGCTTGGTTCTTTCATATTATAAGTATAGCGGATATAAGATCTTAAGTCAAATAAGATTTAAGCGTTAGGATTAATTAAAGACTTTTTGCCTGCAATTAGTTCTTCAATTTCTTTGCAAACTACTGAGTACTCTTCTTCAAATATTTTCATAGATCTACCAGGACCAACATCAATAGGTCTACCTTCTCTTGCTGCTGCTTCCTTAACTCCCTTTTCAGAGTCGTAGTTAAGAACTGTGCACTGGTACCACTTAGAAATATATCCATCTTTATCAATAAGATACTTTTCGAAGTTTCCACCTTGCTCGGAACCGCCAGTATCCATATTTAACCAGTATGAGTAATATTCTTTTTTGTTTACAATTCCTAATTCTTTTTCTTTCTGACCCATATTATTCATCTGCTCTGCAACCTGTTGATATAATTCGTGAGGAGTTTGTCTTGGTTGACCTAAACCATTTACTGTGTTGTCACCATTGTGAGGACTAATTTCATTAACAGAGGTATTTGGATTTGATGCTACCATTTCTGAATATTGGAAGGTAGTTCCGTAAACATCTTTACCATAGTTCTGTGAATCAGCACCGCAAGTAATACCCTGTGACCACTTTCCGTGAGTAATGCCAGGACCACAATAGTCGTTAGTAGGGATAGCAATAACTTGGAAGTCATCTCCACCATAAGTATCTTGGAGTCTTTGTAAAATTTCCATCTGGTTTGCGTTTCCACAACCAACTGTTGTGTTCACAAGAAGGCCAACTTTGCCTTTAAATTGATCTAAAAAATTAGGGGCTTCATCAGCCGAAAGCAGAGGGATATCATATATAGGTTTCATATCTTCATTATACCCTATTTTTAAACTAAACACTTTCATCCATCTCTTTCTGCCAAATAAGAAAACACTTAGTACAGGTAATACCTTCATCCCTCATATACCAAGTATGGCTACATTCTTTCATTAAACCATTATCTCAGAATTTCAAGGGTATGTCAAGTATATTTTATGCGGGGTAAAAGAAAAACAATCCAGCCATAGCCATAACTAGTATAAAAGATATAACCCCTATCATGATGATAGCCCCATTCTAAGATGTTTCTTACATACGCTGGACATGCTATAGACTAAATCCTCTACGACAAGGTCATTGTACTCTGCTGGCTTATCGCAGTAGAAACATTTTTCCTTTAGTGTAGGCATATATCTATTGTAGCATATCGCTTTTAAAGTTCGGCGAAAATAGAGGTACTTAAACCACCCCATGCCCTAAGAGGGCACTATCGGTTAATATTCCAGGGGATAAAAACCTATTATATAATGAAATACATGACTACTATAATCCTATACGGAAACCCTATAACACATTGGCGAGATAGCCTAAAGGAAGACTCTAGCCTTTGGTCTAATATAGATGGAGCGCCAAATGCTTTAATTAGTCTTGATAGAGATGAGATTGAGGCTATTGAGGATAAGATCGTAATCCCTTTACAAGAAGATGAGATAGTAAATTGCCCATTTGAATGTCTTAAGCCTGATAATGAAACCATTAAGATTTTTAGGGACAAAAGACAGTTTAAAGATTTTCTAAGAGCAAATAACATAGATAACTACGCCAAAGACTATACTGTTGAGGATGTTGAGTTTCCTGTAATTTTAAAAAGAACTGACTTGGTAAAAGGCCAAGGTGTGTACTTGATAAATGGAATAGAAAAATTAAACCTATACTTATCCAGAGGAATGTTTAAAGATCAGCCATATATAATTGAGCAATATATCCCTACAGACTTTGAGCCTGCTACATGGATGATCTGTAAGGATGGAGAGGTTTTATGGCATAGATCTTTACAATGGTCAAAGATAACCAGTCCAACTATTAAACGTGGTGGTGAGCCAGGGGGTAAAGAATATCATCCTGATGAAGCTACTATAGCCTTATTCAAACAAATAGTCAAGCTATCTAACTACAGCGGACCTATTACTTTTAATTATAAGATGCTTGATGGCAAGGCTATATTGTTTGAGGCTAATCCAAGGCTTGGTGGAACTTTAATGCTTGAGGAAAATAGGCATCTGCTCATAGAAGCAATAAACCTGATCATAAAATTGCAGGGTAAGTAAAGATAGCCCCATTACCCCTATAGTAAATACCTATTCAAAGTCTACTTGAGTCTCAAACATGCTATTGTCCATATCATCATCCATAGCCCCACATATAGTACATGTGATAGAGCCATCAAGGTCTAATTCATAGTTACACTCGTGTGTCATGTCAAACAGATGATTTTTGTAATGTTCATATAAGGTTCTTCACGCATGGCTATAGCTTTAGCCTCTTCTTCTGATGTGGCAAAGACCTCAAGATCAAATGCTCTGGCATATTCTAATAGGGATATTTTATATATGTTCATAATCTAATTATAGGGCATAAAGGAAGGTTTGTCAATAGTGTATAGGGGGTGGTTTTGATACTATATGTAGTGGTGGTTTGAGAAATATATGTTACTGATTATATAAGTAGACAGAGTTAAAGTGGAGCAAAGTGGAGGATAGTGGAGTATAGAGCATTTTCAGAAGAGGCGTCGTAATATCCCAAACCCCATATCCCCTATCAAACACTTATACCACATATCCAAACCTTTGTCAAACCTTATATCCCCATAGCTCGATAGCGCATTATATACCAAACATTAGTGTTTGTCAAGTATATTTTGTACCAAAATAGTATGACAAAATCTGTGAAATTTGTGTGATATTCGTAATAAAAATATAGAAAGGTTTTATAAAATTAAATAAATCAAAAGAAAACTATTGTTTTATATATAGTGTTTTATATAGGGGTGTTTGGGTATCATATGATGCTCTTTATCCCCTGGCCTGGGGCGTCTGACAGGATAATTAGACATCGAAAAGTTCCAGGGATTTAAAACACTCTTCGTAATACCCCTATAGATATACAAACCTCTATAGCTAGATACACTTGAGCTTTGGATATAAGGTTTGATATTGACAAACAAAGGTTTGTATGATATAAGGTTTGGGGAAAAATATTGTTTGATCGTAATCTAATATAGCTGCAAACTTCCAGCGATTTTTTCAATCTCGTCATAATCTTTTTTTCAAAATATCTTAAAGTGGTTTGTACGAAAGAAAAATCCTAGGAAAAATGGCAGACAAAAGGGAGAGGCATTGCAGCTGCCCCTCCCAATGAATTATTCTTTACCTTCTGCCTCATCTTTGTCATAGCGATAAGCCATTAGATCTTCTAAGTTGTCAATGCCATCGATCTCTTCTTCTGTTACTTCGATTGCGGCGAGTAGTAGGTCAAATGTTTCATTGATATATTGTTCTGATAGTGGAGTTTCTTTTACTAAACCCTCAGCAATAAAATATGCGATAGGTAAGCCCACATCGTTGTACTCAAGAAAAGTTTTTAACTCTTCATCTTCTCTGTACTCAATCCAAAATCTACCGAGTATTCCACACTTATCTGCGAAAGGTGTTGCCATAATTTATTCTCCTCTAAGTTCTAACATAAGTTTATCATACTCTTCCATTGCTGTCAAACTGACAACCTCAAATCTATGATAAACGATAACGGGTAAGTTACGGACTAAGTGGAATCCTACTGACTCTAAGTCCATAGAGAAATCCTCAGTTAGGAGTTTGCCGATCTTTGCTGCTTGCTTTATTTCTTTAGTGTTTGCGGGTTGTGCTCGTCTTATGCTGTAAGCCATAGTAACTCCTCTCTTTCATTATACCCGAAAAAGGAAGGGAGAGCAAACCCCACGCTTGCCCCCCCTGTCCTATATTAGCGAGAGGTGACCCGTTCCCCTTGCTTTAGTGCGGTAAGACTGGTATTATCGACAAACTTACCATTCTTACGAAGTACAAGACGTTGAGACTTACCATAACGGGTGTTCCATGTTTCAAGGTACGGGACGGTCTTTGCTTTTGCTTTCTTAGCCATTTGTTTCTCCTTAGTTAGTTAGTGTTAGATGTGGTGCATATGCATTAATAAATGCGTTAAATTCAACAGGGTGAATATCAGTAACAGTATTGTTAGTGAAGTCAATAACAACTGTCTGCTCTCCTAAGTCCATAGAGCCACGGTCATTGATAGCATAAATACCAAACCCGTGCTCCTCTAATATGCTGTGCTGTATTAAATAACTAATCATCATGCGAGTTGCATAAGACGAATCATTCCAACGTACACGAGCATGTGTAAGCGCTGCTGCAATATCAGGTTGCCAGTCTGTCTGGCCCCAGTGTGAGTAGAGTACGACATATGCCGTTGGCTCTCCTACAGCAGGATCTGAATCTTTAAAAACATAATTAATACGGGCACCCATTAGTTCTCCTCTTCATAACATCCGCAGCATTCTGTGCAGATCTGTTCATCATCTTTGTAGCAGTTAGGGCACATGTACTCTGACATATTCATATCAGGGTCCTTGCACCATTCACATATGGCAACGCATAGTTCATCAAATGTGTATTCGGATAAACGCTTATCTAATCTGTTAGTCTGTATCGTTGTCATCAAAACATTCACAGTTGTCAACAATGTATTCACGATTTAACATCCATTCAAAAACATCTTCTTGATGTTGATCTGCTCCATATTCTAATGAAAATCCCTGACCAGCAGAAACAGCCTCGCAAAGGTGCTCCCACATTTGGTCTTGTGTAACTTTTGCTTTGTATTCAGGGTCATCTAAAATATTAACAATAGTAGACCATGTCCATAGC